CTTCTTGGTGTTCTGGGTTAACAAAAGAGACTGATAAGAGAATACAAGTATTGGCGGAGGCTGGTTCTAAAACAAAACGTGAAAAAAATGCGCTGCTCAGACAGCAGAAAATGTCATACTTTATTTGTCCTAACTGTAAGAAGGAGTATCAAGATACTAATAGGTGTTTTGTGAAACATCATATCGCAGCATGTAAACGAGATTCAAAATTTTTATATGATGTGGTGTGTAGATACTGTGAGGAGAAGTTTTCTAAAATTTCTTTTGGTAAATTTCGATCTCATCTTGGGAATTGTGCTATAAAAGTTAAGAAAAGTTTAAACCATAAAGTAATTAATGTTAAATTCGTTAATAAGAATGAAAAAATTTATGATTTAACTATAGAGAAATACCATAATTTTGCTTTAGCAGCTGGAGTTTTTGTTCATAACTCAGATAGCGTGGTCGGGTCTGTTGAAAATGCGATTAAAGGTGCTAATGTTCCAGTATCGAAAGAATTTATTGAGGGTATAAAGAAAATAAGTTCGCAGGTTAAGAAAGTTGATGATGAGGTGAAACCATCTACTAAAATAAAACAAGAGGATTCTCCACCAAAAAGAACTGCTGAACAATTTAAGAATTTATTTAAGCGATCACAGAGAAATCTATGAATGTAGAAAAACATCAAATGCTCAAAACTGCAGCACTTCTGTATGTAGAAAGTAGAGATCCTGCGGTTTTCTTAAGAATAATAAATAAGGTTGACCGGTTATTGAAATATAATATTCATCGACTTATATATGTACGTCCATATTTAAGGAGTGTTGAGTTTCAAGATCTTTATCAAACGGCTATAATAGGATTGTATTATGCAGTATTGAAAACCAAAGAAGAAGAACCGGGTAGTAAGTTAATTTATAATATTGTACGTTATATTTCGAATGAAGTGATCAAAAAATATAAAGGTCGTCCATATGATAAACTGTCCACAACTTCTTTTGAACAAACGGTTGCTCAAAATTTAGTTGATACTGTTGAGGTTTATAAAGATCTTGAAATAAAATTTAATTTAGAGAGAATAGTTAAACTTACCAAAGAAGATGTTATTAGTTTTGAGGAATTACAATTGTTGTGCATGCGGTTTAGTCAGGGTATGACATATAAGAATATGGCTATCTGGGCAGGAGTTTCACGAATTACTGTTACGAAGAAAGTAGAAAATGCAGTACATAGGTTACGGTATGAATTTAGAAGAAGAGGTTGGGAGATGATATGATGGGTGTAAAAAAGGTTGCAAGAACTACTGAATATTTTAAGAAATTGGCGGATCAAGAAATAAAAAATAGAGTGGATGTTGTATTAAAAAGAATAGAAGCTAAGAAGAAATTAGTTGAGGAGAAGAGTAATGAAAATACAGTTACTAGATGATAAAATTCTTATTAAGCGGGGTGAGATTGCAAAGGTAACGCCTGGAGGCATTCAGCTGCCCACGGTGGCACAAGAAAAATCGCAAGAAGGTGAAGTTATAAGCGTTGGTGATGGTAAAATACTTAGTAATGGTGAGCGCCGGAAACTTGTAGTGAAAGTAGGTGATAAGGTTCTTTTTGCGAATGGTGCGGGAACACCTGTGACAGTTGGGGGTGAGAAGTATTTAATTTTATTAGAACGAGATATTTGGGCAATACTTAAGTAGGAAGAAAGGAAAATAAAAGAGATGATGGGTGAAATTGAAGAAAAATTTAGTAGAATGGTTGCTAGTTTGCAGCAAACAGAATTTTGTGAAGATTTTGATCCTAAAATGCTTCATGGATTCATAGGTATGGCGAGTGAAGCAGGTGAACTTCTTAATCGGTATAAGAAATTAATCGTATCCTCGAACGGAGATGTTAATTGAGTTATCTGATTTACTTCATTACATGGAGATGGTTTTAATTGCTCAAAATTCGAGTATTGAAGAACTTATGCAAATAAATATGGCAAAGCTTGGAGCAAGATATCCAAATGGATATTCTCATGATAAAGCTATAACGCACTGTCGGGATAAAAAAGTAGAAAGAGCCGCGGTTGATGCTATTATTAATCAACTTGAGATTTTGAAAGAGGGAGAATAAGATGCATTTTTTGAGATGCCTACACTGGAAGAAGGATTTGATGAAATTCAAAAAGTTTGTTGAAAGTAAGGAGGTGTAGAATGGCAAAAAAATCTAGTAAGACAACCAGGACTAGTAGGATTAAAATAGTATCTGAGAAGAAAAGACAATTTTCAACTGGAGCACAAAGACAACATATGCAGGGGAAAGGAATGCCGGTATTAGTATCTCCGATAGCTGAAGATCTTTTAGCAAAACATTGTGAAGGTGGTGTTGAAGCAGGGTACGCTCCCCGTAATTGGGAACAAGGTTTACCTCTTAGTGCAACTATGGATTCAATAAAAAGACATACTCGAGGAGAGCAAGAGGGACTTACTGATGAAAATCATGCGATAGCTGCGTTTTGGAATTGGATGGTTTATCTTCATACGAAGGAGATGATACAGCGAGGATTGCTTCCTGCTGAGCTTGATGATATGCCTAATTATGTACCTAAAGTATGTGTTAAGCATCCTAAATATAAAGGAAAACGAGAACCAAAGAATGGATGTAGAATTTGTCAAATGATTTGGGAGAATAATTATGGTTAAGAAAACGGCTTATTTTTCACATGCAATACGTGGACGTAAAGGTTTAAATGCTACAGCTGAAGAAATGGATAATAATTGTGCAATTGCTACTGCAGTTTGCAATTGGATACGCCAACATATTCCTGAACTTGAGTTGTATGTTCCAGCTGAACACGAGGAATTTATTCAAATAGCTTATCTTAAAAAATGGCTTTCTGAAAAACAAATTCTTGAGATTGATTGTGAAATACTTGAGCGACGAGATCTACTTATTGTTCTTGAAATAGATGGTTGGCATGGTGGTGGAATTAGTGTTGAAATTGAACACGCTGAAAAGCGAGGAATTCCAATATATTATCTTAGTTTTACAGGTAAGTTTAAAGAATGTAGTTTAGATGCTTTATCAAGTATACTCGATTTGCGAAAAGCGGTTAAAAAAAGATCTATTAAGAGAAAGGGTTGATATGGAAAGTTTAGGTTTTTATTATTTTGCACATAAGTATACGTGTAGAGATGTGGAAGGTAATTTTGTACTGGAGGGTGAAGATGCTAATTTTCAGCTGTGTAATCAGAGAGCTGCACGGTTGATAGAAGTTGGGTATAATGTTTACTCACCAATATCTCATACACATCCAATATATAGAGCTTCTGCAGTATTTCTTGCTAGACATGAGCATGAAGCTTGGTACAGGTTAGATATGGAGTTTATTGCTAAGACTAAATTTGATGGAATTATTTTAGCTCCGGGTTGGGAAGATTCTAAGGGTTGTAGGATGGAACGAGATTGGTTTATTGAACAGAGATTAGAGGTATTGACATACAAAGAAGCAATAGAAAAAGCGATGGAGAAGAAGATTTTAAGAACTGTAGAAAGGGCGCGTGGTATCGATGTCGAAGAAAAATAAGTACAACATACTAGAAATTGTGTTGCCGAAAGATTATCGAGAAGGATTAATTGATATAGATTGGAATGCTGAAGGAATTGGTTGTGGTCATTTAAGTTTTGATGTTAAGAATGGGCAGATTCATTGCGGTAGTGAAGGTATGAGTCGGAAATTTGTTAAAGCAGTATTGAACAAACTAGTTGACGTGGCTTTCTTTGAGGAACAGAATGATGAAAAGTAATAATCAAAAAAAGATGATTCCAAATAAAGAAACTCTTGAAGCGATGGAAGAGCTAGAGAAATCTGATAGATATTTTGTAAATACTGTGGATGAATTGTTTGAAGAATTAGATAAAGATGATGATATGTTAGGTAGTGAATAGGTAATATAAAATGAAATTAGCAATTGTTGGTGGTAGAAATTTTAATGATTATGAAAAATTAGAAGATGCAATGCAATTTTTTCATATAGAAGATTTTCAAGAAGTGAGTGTTATTATTTCTGGAGGGGCAAAGGGAGCTGACTCTTTAGGGGAACGATATGCGGAGAATTGGAATATTCAAATTAAGCAGTTTTTACCAGAGTGGAACAAATATGGGAAAGCCGCTGGGTTTATCCGTAATCAACAGATTGTAGATGCTTGTGATATGGTATTAGCTTTTTGGGATGGAGAATCTAAGGGTACGAAAGATACTATAGATAAGGCAAGAAAAGCAAAGAAACCAACATTCATTTATTATTTCTGAGAGATGAATGGGAAATTTGAAGGATATTAGATAGATATTGTGTAAGGAAAGTTTATTTAAGTAAGGATCATACTTGGAAGATCATTCATTATTTTGAGAAAAAGGCTAGGAGTAGAGATGGTGCATAATCCAGATCCAGTTAGATATGAAGACGGTGCATGGTATTGGTGGAATGAAACTTGGACTGACCGAACAGGTCCTTATGATACGCGTGAAGAAGCCACAACGGCGTGTTCAGAGTATTGTAAAACATTATTCGATGTTGATACATCAAATAGGATGGCAGAAGGTGATCCTTCTTCTGCATAGAGAAAATACTCAAGGAGAGAAATAGAGTATAATTGGTTTTTAAAATAAAAAATGATGAGATAATCATACCGGAGAAGTTAAGAATGCTTAAAATTGATTTAGGCCGTCGAAAGGTTCATATAGGAAGTAATGGTCATTGTTATGTTATACAGAATAATTTAGTAAGACGATTTGATGAAATTCTCGATTTTACAAAAGAAGAGAAAGAAAGATTAGTGATGATTTGTGAAATACTTAAGGAAAGAAATAAAGTATAGGTGGTTTTTAATATGAATAACTTGCTTAATGTAATCCATAATATTAATTGTTTTGAATTATTTCCAAAGATTCCTGATAAGTCTGTAGATTTAGTACTGACTGATCCACCATATGGTATAAACTATAAATCTTGGGATAAGTTTATTGATTTTAATGAATTTATGATAGCTTGGCTTTCTGAGTGTTTCAGAGTTTTAAAACCGACTGGTACAATGTGGAGTTTTATGGGGTATCAAAATATTTTTGATTTTGTGCCTTTGTTACAACAATATGGTGATGTCCACTTAGAAAATTGGGTGGTGTGGGCAAGACAAAAAGGAAGAGGAAGTTCTAAGCATCTAAAATCTGTAAGAGAAGATATATTTCATATCACAAAGTCAGATAAGTTTACTTGGAATAATGTGAAGATACTAAGAGATGCAATTTGGGCTTACAAGAATATAGATGGTAGTCCAAGGGGATGGTTTGTGAATGAGAAAGGTGAGAGAAAACGTTGGACAGGTCTCGGCAACGTGTGGGTTTTTTCTTCTCCTTTTTGGAAATCTAAGAATGAAGATGCTTATCTACACCCAGCACAAAAACCCGTAGCAATGATTGAAAGACTTGTTCTTCTTTCTAGTAATGAGGGGGATGTAGTGTTAGACCCGTTTTCAGGCTCTGGCGTTACTGCGATTGCTTGTGAGAGGTGGAAGAGAAAGTATATTTGTATTGAGAAGAATAAAGAATATTATGATGATTCAGTTAAGAGATTAGAGCGGTTTAGAAAAGATGAAACAGCAAAGATTTTTTAAAGTAAAGTGCGAAATTGAGATAGAATGATGAGATTTTTTTCAAGTGTTTTAGATTGGGTATACTGGTATTGGGCAATATTGTTGATTGTTGCAGTTATAATATTTATAGTTGGTGTAATGACTTTTTGTATTATTACTGCTCCACCGCACGTAGAATATATTGAAAATTTAGCTTGTGGTAAATTAATCAGTATTAGGGCCACTGGGTCATTTAATATCTATGATACAGAATTAAAGTTTGAAGATGGTTCTATGCTCCTGATGACATATTCTTTTTGTAGAAGAAATAATTTAAGAGAAGGAGAGAGTTATCAAATTTGGCATTCTTCGTATTATGGATTTCAATGTAAATTATTAGAGGTAGAATGATGGCAGAAAAACGAAATAGTCCCTATATTTGGGTTACCTGGTTGTCAAAACTAATATCTGGTGAACAGCAATGTGAATTTGCTGCATGGTACAAAGCTCATTATAAAAGTGAAAAGTCATCTTCGAATGGTTTTAGTTTAGTTGCATGGACGATTAAACATAACCAACTTCTACATAAGCAGAGAGATGGGCTTAAACAACAAGGAGATACTGTGATGATTGAAGATCAGAATAGTTTTAAGTTTGATCTTCCTGGTGATATTTTAATTTCGGGAAAGCCTGATATTGTTAGTTTACCCGGCCCGGTTAGTAGTATAAAGGAAAAAGGTCTTGTAATAGATTGTAAAACGGGGCGACCAAAAAATAGTGATCTCGTTCAAGTTATGCTCTACATGATGTTTTTACCAAAAGCAATAGAGAGATATGAGAATATGGTTTTTGATGGATTGGTAGTATACCCTAATAGTGAAGTTCCAATTTCTTGGACTGAGATTGATGAAGAGTTAAAGCGAACTGTTTGGGAGCTTATTAAGCGAATTGGTGGTGATACACCTTGTGAGATGATTCCTAGCAATAATGAATGTCGTTGGTGTGATATTTCAAAAGCAAATTGTTTAAAAAGGATAGAGTGATATGGAAGATATTGTTGTGAGATTGAAGAATTTGGCACAGCATATTCATGATAGAAATATCCCTTCTCAACATCTTACGGTGAGCTATTTGTGTGAAGCTGCTGAAGAAATTGATAGACTACGAAAAGCACATGATTATCCAGAGTATGATGCTACTGATGATGCTCATCCGGCTTTTTGGCGAGGTTCGAAGTATAGTTGTTGGCAAGCAACTCAGTTAGTTAAAGATATTCTATCTGGTAAGGATACCGGAGAAGGTAAGATGAATGAACCGGCTGCAACTATGCGAAATCTGATTTTGGAATTAAAAAAAGATCGAGATCGTCTTGAGAAAAGAGTGATAGAATTGGAGAGGGATTAAAACTAATGACGAATAGTGTTGATATATATTTTTTAAGTTGGCTTATCATTAAGTTTGTTATAGATCTTATTGGTCTACTCTTTATATTTTGGAGGTTAACTCACTATTCTCAACTTTCAAATGGAGTTGGTCGACATAAAGGAGATATATATTTTTTAGTTTGGTTGAGTGTAAAGTTTGTGATTGATTTTATTAGTATAATTTATATAGTTTGGAGGTTGACAGGTAGGTATCAATTTATTTAATAAAGATTGTGGAGAAAAGGTTAAGATGAAAAATATCAAGATAGATTTTAATAGTTGGTTTTATAAGAATTGTAAGAAACAAAGAAAAGTAAGAGCTAAAATTTGTCAAGTGTGTCCATTTAGGTCATATATAGAAGAACAAGAGAATAAGATTCAAGATGAAAGTTGAAGAAATTTTTACAGATGAATTATCGCAGATTAAAGATGATAATATTTTATCATTTGTTTTAGATTGTTTTGATGAAATTTGTCCGGATTATTTTTGGACATGTCCTGCGAGTATATCAGGGAAGTATCATCCACAAATTTCGTTAGGAAAGGGCGGATTGATTCGACATACGAAGTTAGCGGTATGGTGGGGTTACCAGTTAATTCGAGCATGCAGTGTTGGATTTAAAACTATACCTGAACAACAGTTACAAGATGAGGTTGCAGCTACGCTTTTAATGCATGATATGCTAAAAAATGGTTTGGATTATATTGAAGGTGAATCGAGGTGCAGTAATGTTGTTGGTACACACGGAGTGTTACTGGCGAAAGAGATTGAAATGAGATCTTTGGGTACGTATTTGGATGAATCTACTCGAAAAAGAATAATAGCAGGAATTGCTGGGCATATGGGTATTTGGACTACTGACTTAGAATATAGGCCACAGAATTGCGAACCTGGGATAGCTGAGTTTGTCCAATTAGTACATTTGTCAGATTATTGTGCAGCTAAGAAAGTAGATATGAAAATAGATTTTTTACTTATTGAGAAATCAGAGTAGTGGTGGGCAAAAGAAAATTATAGAAGGAAAATAAATCATGATTGAGATTAAGTTTAGAGGTTTAACCGAAGACGGTAAGTGGGTGTATGGTGATTTGGTGCGCATTGAGTATGATACTCAGACGGAATACTATGTATCAAATCCAAAATCATCTTATCCTTTGCATGGCGCAATACTAGCTCCTAATGTAACTAAAGTTATTTCTGAAACCGTAGGTCAATTCACTGGTCTACTTGATAAGAATGGTAAGGAGTTAGATTGGTGGGAAGGAGATATACTTGCAAGATCATTTGATAGAAAAATTGAAGGAGTTATTACTTTTGATATGGGTTGTTTTTGGCTGCAAAGAAAAAGAAGTGGACAAACATTATTATATGAATGTGTGGATTGGAGTGTATATAAAATTGGCAATATCCATAAAAATCCAGAACTTCTAAAGGAGGAACAATGAGTAAAATTACTGGGACTTATACAGAAAGATTAAATAAATGTGATTCGAATGAGGACTTTTTTACAAAAGTGGGTATTAAATTCTTAGTAGATCGTATTACTGCCCTTGAATTAGCAGTCAAAGCTCTTGAAGCCGCGAGTAAATCGTATGCAGATATTAAAGATGAGAATACTGAGCTACAAACTAAGGTAAAAGAATATGCGGCTACTATACTACGAGTTGACAACTATTGCAGAGTAAATGGTATTAATATGGAGCAATTCTTTAAGGAGAACAGTAATGAGTAAAAGTAATATAGAAGAAATAACTGGTGTTTTATGACTAATTGCGGCGTTAATTATTTCTGCATGTGGTTATCGATTATAGGGGTATATATTTGGGGGTATTGCAGTAGTTGAATTAGTTGTGGCTATAGTTTTGGCATTTAAGGACAAACTATGGTTGGTTCCGTAGTTAATCATGTAGTTATTACGATGAAATTAAATTTTGAAAGATAGGTAAGTACATGTCATTTAAGATTGGAAATATTGAAATAGGTTTAGATAAACCGTTTTTCGTAATTGCAGGTCCCTGTGTGATAGAGAGTGAAGAACATTGTTTAGATATTGCACATAGACTTTGTGAAATTAGTAAGAAAGTCGGAATGCCTATAATTTTTAAGTCTAGCTTTGATAAAGCTAATAGAACTAGTGTTTGTAGTTATCGAGGTCCTGGACTTCATGAAGGTTTGCGTATTCTTGAAAAAGTATGTGTGTATTCCAAGTTACCTATAATAACAGATATTCATGAACCCGAACAGGCAAACATAGCAGCTAATGTAGTGGATGCTTTGCAGATTCCTGCATTTTTATGTAGACAGACAGATTTAATTTATGCCGCTGCAAAAACTGGATTGCCGGTTAATATTAAAAAGGGGCAATGGATGTCTCCAGAAGCAATGTGGTATGCTGCAGGTAAAGTAGAGTTATTTCATGATCAGGTTATGGTAACGGAGCGAGGTACATTTTTTGGATATGATAATTTAGTAAATGATATGACAGCAATCAGTACGATGCAAGAAGCAAATCTTCCTGTATTGTTTGATGCTACTCATAGTGTTCAGTGTCCGGCAGTTGGTGGAACAGGAGGAAGAAGAGATATGGCTCCGATATTGGCTAAGGCTGCAGTCGCTGCGGGTGCTAATGGATTATATGTTGAAGTTCATGATAACGTAGAACAAGCCAAATCAGATGCGAGTTCCGTTATGCCGATAGATTGGTTAGAAGATCTATTACTACAGTGTAGAAAAATACATGAGGTAGTTCGATAGAAAGTAATTGAAAAACTGGGTGGGATACGTTATTCTTACCTCCGGAGTCTATGAAAGAGGTACTGAATTGGTTAGATCTTGAAAAAATGGAGATGTGAAAAACATGGAAGGAAGATAATTTATGGATAATAGAAATATAGATTTTAAATTTATCTGTAGAAGAAATTATTAAAGAAGAGAATGAAGATATGGATAAAAAATAGGATATTTTAAGTATTATTATATATTTTAAGTAGTTAATCATTATATATTAGTGAGGGGAGGTACTATGTAAGGGGTAATTTCACTAATTTTTTATGCGAAAATTAAGGTTATATAGCTATAATGTTAGAATACGTAAGATGAAGAAGATCAACCAATAGTCTTTTTCAAACTAATTCTGAGTGTAATCATTAATAAGAGTTTAAAAGAAGAGAGACATCAATGACAGATAAGCAATTTGTGGCACACTTTAACGAGTTGAAAACAGGCTTGGCTGAGATTAAAATAAGTCAAGCTGAAGATAGAGTTCTTTTACATTCCCTTAATCTTAACTTTACAAATCATTTAGCACATCATAGAGAAGATAGACTGCGAGATGAAGATAGACGACGTAAATGGACACGTTTTTGGATCGCAGTCGCGTTAACTATTATACCAACTATGTTAACAACAGCTTATTTCTTAGGAAAACATTTATAAGAGATCTTTTATGAAAAATCCGTTTCAACAATTAGTTGATTTGTATAATAAGCCGCAAATGGTTCCAGGTATAATGGCCCAGGAAACTCATCTGACTAAAGAAGATAAAGCACTTCTAAATAGGATAGGGTTGACTGCTACTCAGGTTCGCAAAGACCTTCAAGAAGATACACAAATCTTTTATGACAGATGGAACATTTACCATGCCGTGGAACATGCCCTTGAACATCCTATTGTAGGGGCTGCAACAGAATTATATGCGAACTACTGTACAGTTTATTCGCCTCTTCACAATTCTACTTGCTGGATAACATCTGAGAGTCCAACATATCAAAGAGAACTTACAAAACTTTTAGATCGAATAGGTATAGAAGAGAAGATATTTGATTGGGCATTTACAACAGGATCTTATGGTGATATGTTTGTTAAGATAGACGGGATTCCTGGAAAAGGCATCATTTCAATAAATGATAGTCAGCATCCAATAAATATGAGTCGAGTAGACCATGAGGGAGTGTTGATCGGATTTTATACAACTCCATTAGGACAAGTATCTGATCAACAAAGATTATTGCCTCCATGGGATTATGTACACTTTAGATTACTAGGTGGAAAGAAACAAAGACCACAATTTGGTGATAATAATTTTGCTGAATTTAGAACAATGAATTTATTGACAGGCATGCGTACAAAACAAGTTACTACGTCATACGGGTGTTCGTTACTTATGAATGCGTTACCTTGTTATCGACGCTTGAGACTTGCAGAGGATAGTTTGTTATTGGCGAGATTAAGTAGAGGATTAATTCGCTACATCTGGAAGCTGCGTGTGGATAGTGGGAATATGGAGGCCGTGGGAGAGTTAGTTGATCAGTATAGTAGAGTGCTTAGAGAAGCTCGATCAGTGAATACTAGTCCTGATAGTCCTAATTTCGAGGAAAAGGAAAATCCTATGTGTCTTCGAGGAGATACAAGAATATCTCTAGTTGATAGGACAAATCCAACAATTGAAGAGATGGCAAAAAATTCAAAAGAGTATATTGGAAAATTTGTTTGGTCAATAAATGAAAAGACATTGGATATTGAAATAGGACGTATTAAAAATGTAAGAAAAACGAGGTTGAATGCAGAATTAATTCGAGTTTATTTAGATAATGACCAATATGTAGATACTACTCCTGATCATAAATTTATGTTACAAGATGGTAGTTATGTAGAGGCTGAACAATTGCAGTTGGGAACAAAATTAAGAGTATCTTCAGAAGGTTTTTTAAAGTTATGTCAGGAAAGTGTTCCTGAATGTTCTTCAGATATTATAGTAGTGAAGATAGAAAAGTTAGATAAGAGAGAAGATACTTATGATATTGAAATAGATGGGCCTCCAAATTTTCCATTGACAGCTGGAGTGTATGTACACAACAGTGCTATAGAAGATATTTTTCTTCCAGTGTTTGGAGATAATGTAGGTGATCTTACGTTCGATAAAATTGGTGGTGAGACAGATATTCGATGGATTAGAGATATTGAAGATCTTAGGCAGCAGCTTGCAGCAGCGTTAAGAACTCCGTTACCCCTGTTAGGGGCGTGGTTGAAAGAAGCATCCGGTGCACTAGGTAGTGAGGCAATAGAGAAGGTAGATATAAATTTTGCACGGATGGCTAGAAAGTTACAACGTACGATAGCGACAGGAATCAAGAGAATCTGCCAAATTCATTTAGCTTATATGAATATGGATCCAGATCCAACTTTATTCGATGTACAGATGCCTGAAATGAGTACGGCAGAAGAAGAATCCTTAAAGACTTCTTTGAGGGATGGAATGGATATAGTGGATCAAATGGTAGATACTGTTAATAAAGTTATCGAAGGATCTGGTAAACGTGTAGATACAGTAGAAATATTTAATTACTGTAATGAGAAATTTTTGAAACTTGAAGATTTTGATCTCGCGGAATATGTTATTGGAGAAGAAGAAGTTCCTGTTGAAGAAATCCCCGAAGAAGAAGCAATACCAGAATCAATGTGCATAAAGCGCAAGAAAAGATTAGCTCATGAACTTGAGATTAAAAGGCTCCTTGAAAAGTCAATAAGTAAAACTGATAAGGATAGATTGTATCCTAAACCTACGTTATTCAATACGGATTTAATGTCGTATGTTCCAACTATAATTCATGATGAAAAAGGTATGTTGATTGAAAAGATTGTTAAGAAATTAGGAAGGAACGGAAATTGGTTAGGCACTGAACGGTGTATGGGAATCTGGCAAGAGAAGTTTGGTGATGCACTTGTTGTAGAATCTGATAGTGTTGAAGATGTAGTAGGACAAATGGCGTTACCATTTGAAGAGAAAGAGAGTTAGAGATGAATAGAAGAAAAATGATGCAGGTTGGTATTGGAAGTATGTTTGGTCTACTGTTATCAGGAGATAAAGTAGAAGCAAAAATTAGTAAAACTGATCAAGAAGAAAGAACACGTGAGTACTTAGATAATCTTCCAGAGTGGGATCCAAAAAGTTTTCTTGAGGATGAACAGAGTTGGTATAAAGAATATCTTTTTACTTTTGGCCACGAAAGGAAGGACATTCTTGACCAGCTGGAGAAAGAAACAGGCTATGCTCTAGTATATTCACCAAGACATCTTGTACAGAAAGGCCATTTTTTCGATTTAATCTATGTAAAGATTGGGAAGAGGAATGTCACCAGAATTTCACAGTTATGGGATGGGAAAGGTAGAGGTCCTAATGGAGGATTTCTAAGATTAGAGGACATATAGGAGAATAGTATGAAAAGTTTAAGTGAGCAGCTATTCAAGAGTTTTAAAGATTGGAAAATAGATAGATCACCTGATTATATTGAAGAAACTTTAGAGTCAGCAGGATGTACAGGAGGATGTGAATTATTTAAGGATGGTTTGCCAAATTGTGAAAAGTGCTCACAATTCAAAAAGAAGAAAAAATGAAAACGCAATATAAATTTACTGAGTTTGATTGGTTGGAAGAATGTGATTGTTGGGATGGTAAGTTATGGTTTAAAGAGGTTGTTAATTGTGAATGAATTGTTGTTGGGCACAGACTAAACAATTATGAATTGGGTTACTAGTGCAGATGATTTGTTCACAATTTTACTAATAATAGATATGCTACTGGAAGGTAAGAGATGGCGGGCAGGACAGATGGCATTACTATTTGAAGGGAAAGAGGAGAAAGAATGAAAAAGAAAATAGTTTTGTTAGCGGGAATTTTTAGTTTTATGTGTATTGGACTTCATTCATGTTGGATTGAAAGATTTTTTAGATTACATTATTGTTTTGGTTCGTGTGTTGAAGCATATCTATTATTTATTATCATAGCAATATTGTTGTTTAGAAAAAATAAGTAATAAAGGTGAGAGATGACAGATAAAGAGATAGATTGTTATCAAAGAAAAATAGTTATGGGTTACGTGATTTTCTTGGGATTGTTTGGGTTGTTAGGAATGTTAATAGTTAGCTAGAATACCAAGATATAATGTGGATATTAATGAGGGAGAATATAGTTACTTGATTTAGTCATAGAGTGAGTGGAGTGAGATAAGATGTCAGAAAAAAATACAGAGTTACTAGGTTTGGATGGTAAGTATAACGATAGAACACGTGAAGATGATCATTTTGCACACGCTCGAAAAGTTATTGCGAGCTGGCCTAAATGGAAACAAGCAATACGAATTCATTCAGTGAAGGGGTTAGATTTACCTTTATCTCCGATGAAAAGAGAATGTTAAGAAAATGTAATTTCATATTAAGAGATTGAGGAAAAAATGGAACGAGTGGGAAAAGTAAATATTGATTGGACACCTGAGAAAGTAGAGAAAGTAGAAATTCTTCTTACACGTTATTTTAATGCCGTTGAATCTTATAATAGTGAATCAGTATGCCAATCTGATATAGCTTTAATAGATGCACCCGAAGTTTTAGGTAACATTGCAGATGTATTATTTGAGGACATAGAAATAGATTATGAAGATTGATATTAAACGATGGAAATTATACAGAGTAGTTTATGATCATTATGGAATTGCAGCAATTGAGGGCAGTTTTCCTAAAGAACGATTTGAACAATTAGCAGCTAGAGGATATGGTGTTAAGTGGGTACTAGGTTCTCGTCATAGAAGAAATAAGCATTTGTATATTGATATAGAAGTAGAAGGTCCTGAGGAAAGTTTGAGATGTATCATGAATTTGATTGAAAAAGATACAGGTAAAAGATAAAGTTAAACCATGATGGGGAGCCAGTTGAAGGGTTTTATCTTGAGACAATGTTTTCTTTTTGGATGGTCAATCAGATTGGTGACTGAACTGGTTTTGAAAACCAGCGAGCCTTGATCGGCCTTGAGGGTTCGACTCCTTCACCATCCGTTTTAGTAAAGGTTTGAATCCTTTTGAGGCTATTATGGATATAAGCAAATTAAAGCAATGGAAATTATTTAGGGCAGTATATTTCTATGATGGGTTAGGCTTTATTGAAGGTGAAGAATCAGAAGATTGGTTTGAGAAGGCCTTAGCAAAAAATCCAGCTGGGGCTAGTCACGTTATTGGAATACCCCATGATTGTGATGGACATACACATGTTGAATTAATTTTAGAAGGGAAAAAAGAAAATTTAGAATTTGTTTTAGAATTGGTGGCTAGATTTTTGAAGGTAGAAAATGACTAAGCAGGGATTGCTGGTGAAGAAAGAAAATAAAATATGGTAGATATACATAATATTATCGATGTGATAAGTGTTTGGTTTGAAGTTATCGTGTAATTAGAATGGGGGGAAGTAATGATAAAGAAGCCTTCAAAACTCTTCCCTTGCGATTGTGGTGGTGAAGGAATAACGGTACTCAAGATGTATGACACGAAAGATATATCGGAGAATGAAGTTATCGCGAGTGAAGATAAAAGTCTTAGAGAATTTGATGAGTCTCCGTTTATTCAGCTATCGTTTTGGGAACATGGATGTTGTAAAAATCCTAAATGGTCTTGGTGGTGGAGATTAAAGATTGCTTGGTATGTATTTAGGGATGGGAGTCCTTGGCCGGATATGGTTATAATGAAAGCAAAGCATGCACGAAATTTAGCTAATCATATCTTATATATAATTAATAAGGGTGAAGAAGAAAAGAAACGAGGTGAGCCAATAGTTGGAGAATAAGAAAAGTAACATGCGATCAGGAAGCATGGTTGCGTGATTGTCTTATTGTTTTAGTTATACTGGGAGTGGTGAATAATAGTATGTCAAATGCAGATAGTAAAATAGATGAGCAAGCTGCAAAGACGTTGGTAGAACAGCAACAAAAAGTCATAGATTTTATTATGGAACACTTAGATTTAATAATTGAAAATCCTAAAGAATTTATAGTAGAGTTACTTGATAATTCGTTGAAGGAAGAGGGAACTCAAGTATTGAAAGATAGTATATTACCAAGAATGTAAGTAATGAAAGTCTTAGATAATTTATTAGTGATATTAATTACAGTATTTGTGGTAAGGATGATACTACAAACGTGTAGAATGATGATGAGAGAAAGAGAGAGTGTGTGAATTAGTGCTTTACTAAAGGATGATAATGAGTAAATATTATATTGCTTATGAAGATAACGGCCCTTCAGGACCTTGTGGTCAAACAGTAGAGAATACTGCTCCTTGGAGAAAATTATACATATTTAATGATGAAACGGAAGCAAGGGCGTTTGTAGCCAGGGTAACAGAACACC